TTAGTTGCTTTTAGTTTATCTTCTTTGATTTCAAAGGTTACTCCAGATAAGTCTCCTTGCTCTGAATACGTTTGACCGTAGACTTCAGCAAACATTTGCTTTACCTTAATGAATGCCGCCCTTAGCGTATCCCCATCATTAGCATTAGCTGCTGTTCCTACTTTTAAATTTTGTGATGCCATATTACAAATTTACAATTTTATGCGTTCATACAAGTAGGTTCTGATGCAATATCTATAGATACCTCATTGGCAGCATTGCCAAACCAACTACTACAGTAAATCTCCCCCCAGTTTATATTATTAGCCATTTATTCTTTTATTTATACTATCTATTAATACATTTACACTATCTATAAAGATGTTGGTTGTTATTGCTAGAGCTTTATTAAATCCTAGGTGAATCTCTGAAATAAGTTCACCGAAGTTTGTTGTCTCGTACACTTTCCCCCAACTCATAATTATGCTTTCTTATATAACTAGAAAGTCTAATTTCGTTCTTTTGTTTAGGTTTATATTTATTTAAATTTCTTTTCTTCTTTATAGTACCCATCCGTTAAATCCTATCTCTTTATCTGGATATATTTCTTCGTTATTGTTGCTGTAGTATTCTGGAAACTTACTAGGAGCATTGAAACTCATATAGTCAATAAACCTATTTGTATAGTAATCAGCATAATCTCTTTCCTTTGCAATTAGTTGATCTATCTCGCTTTTAGAAGCAATCTGGCTATTTTCACTAGAATGCTTATGAACTCCACCATTTGATACCGTATAAGCAGCGAAAGGAAGATATTCAGCCATTGCGTAATGAATGAGCATATCTTGTATGTAATCATTAACCAAAGTGAGGTAATCTCCTGTAAGAGTGTTTGCAATAATGTCGTTGCTGATTTTATCATAAAGGTCACTACCTAGATAGTTTCTGATGTGTATTTCTTGTGCTAATTTTATGAAGTGAATAAACTTATCGGTATCTACATTACCACTTAAGGCTGTATTCTTAACTAAATCATCTCGCTTTATAAATAGTGCTGTAGCCATTATTCTTCAGTTTCTTCGTTAATCTCTTCCTGTCTTTGTACTTCAGATGGTTTTACACCAGTTTCTTTTTCAACTTCGGCATCAGTCATAGCGTTAGTTAAATCAGTAAATTCTAGTGGCTGTAACGTCATAAAGTATAAGTCTAGGTTTATTTCGTTATATTCTAATATCTCTTCTAAGGCATCTATAATAGTAACCTGCATTGGTCTAATCACCGTATTATCCATAAGTATGGATGCAGTCTCTAATTCCTGTGCATTGTTACCTAACCCACTATTATCTTTAATGCCGACTAACATAGGCGATACAATTCTGTGTGAAACCATAACCTTCTTCATAGATTCATCAGAAAGGAACTGGTACTGTTGATGGGCATCATTTAAAACTACTGGCTCTATTGAGGCAGCTAATTCTTTACTATCGTTAAACGCTAGTATGAATCTACCTGCATTAGATGTGCCAGAGAACTTCTCATATATAGAACGCTCTATCTCATCTCTTATTTCTTTAGAAGGAGTACCGTTATTGAAGTTAATTAACATACTAGGCTGCAATCCATTCTGAATATTATTGATGTGATAGTTAGCTATCTCTTCCTCTAATTCTGCGTACTGTAAACCTCCCTGATAATCTACAGGACTGTAGTAATAGAATCCTGCCTTGTATGGGCGAATATAGAGTATCTCTAAGCCCTCTTTAGAGCTTCCGAATGCAGGAATACGTTTAGGCTTCTCATCTCGTCTTAAATCGCTCCAATCAGGGTGATAGTAGTATGCCTCAACTTTACCTAATTCTGCTTTCTCTGCTCTTAGTGTTTCTACAGGAATATGTTTCACCTCTACTATCCTAGAACGATCCTTACTGTATATAATTTGTAAAGCAGCCTGACCCATCATTTTATAGTCATAGCATATCTTTTTCATACAGTCTTTTCTAAATAGCTCTCGCATCTTGGCATAAGCCTCAGCGTTCTCTTCGCTATCCGTAGCTTCCAATCCTCTACCATAAATCATCTCTGAGATGCCATTAACAGCAGCATTATTGGTAGGTGAGCCATTGTACCTATCTATTAGGTACTGAAAGTAGTTGTTATCCTCACCATACTCAACCCAATCATTACGAGGGTTCTCCACAACTGGAGGAGCTGTATAGGATGATAGATTTAAAACGTGAATTGATTCTTCCATTATAGTATTACAAAGTCATTATCGTAACCATCTTGTGTTACATATTCATCTTTATTTATGAAGAAGGTATCTAGGTCGGTTTGATCCGTACAGAAGATAAGCCCTCTATATATTTCCGTTGAGCCATCTTTAACCCTAAAAGAGTATTGGTTGTTTGCCTTAAGAGAAAAAGCACCTGTAAGCACCATATAGTCTCCGTCACTAGATTTAGTTACAGATACGGTTGAGGTTGTTCTTTTAGTCTTATCAGTCAAAGATAATGTAGGGCTAGAAGCATCTGTTCTAGGCACTAACTTAATAGATTGATTATCTGTTGATGTTGTCAATATATGCATACCTAAATAACTAAATAAGAATATTCTGTTTTAAAGGTACAAAAAAAAGGGCATACAAACGTATACCCTTTAAATTGATAACAGTATGTGTTATACTGCTGTTGGAGTTCCTATAGTAATAGTTCCAGTCAACCCTGCAAATTCACTTACTGGGAAGTTAGCATCTGTATTATCTACAGTCATAAAGTTTGGTGGAGAAACTTCCTGAGCAGTAAAGGTTAAGTTATAACCGTTAAAGTCTCCTAAAGCATTTCCAGTAGAAACTGTTCCTGCTGTTACGTCAGCACCATTTTCTTTACCCATTAAGAATACATTGTCATTTTGGTCAACGATAAATACGTGTGGTCTACCTGCTGCCAATAATTTCAATTCTTTGTGATCTTCTTTAGTAAGTTTCTTTAGTGTGACGTTTAGAGTTTGCTCATAAAACACAGTACCATTCTCTCTAGAGGCATTTACTGTTGTTTCAAATGAGTTGTTCCCTTTAACCTCATAAGTATGTAGGGTGATGCCATTAGAGCTATCACCAGTCATATTTGTTACTTCATCTGAAGAGCCTAAGGTTACTGTTCCTAAGTCTCCGAAGTCAGCGAAGTATACTTTCTTAATCCCTGCTACTGTATCTTTACAGGCTTCTGCACGAGATCGAGTTAAATTACAAGCCATAGTTTTTTAGTTTTATGAAAAAAGGGTAGGTAGGCTCTTTGGCTCACCCACCCTGTTCTCTAGTTATTGTTTGTTATTAGTTAGCTGTGTTAGCGATTCCGTAAGTTACTACATCCTCGATAGAAGCTAACTGAACACCTGCTGTAAATCTCATTATGATTCTAGCATTTTGAGACCCATCAAGGTCAGCCATATCTAACAATTTAACTTCGTTGTGATCAGAAATTAGACCAGTTCCAAAGAATAAGTTAGATTTAGTTGTAGCGATAGCATCGTTATCAGCAAGACCATTAGCAACGAATAGTTTTACACCATCAAAGCTAAGTCCTCCACCTTGCCACCAAGAAGTACCCTGTGCGTTAACACCGTTACCACCGATTCCAGCGATTCCTACATTCTCATCAGCAGCAGCGTTTTGTTGAGTGATAGAAGCAAATCCTCCTAAAGCTCTAACATAAGCTCTTGCGATGTTCTGAGATACATAGATGTAAAGGTCATCTGCTCCGTAAAGGCTAGAAGGAATAGCATCAACAATGCTTCCTAATTGAGCTATTACGTTAGAAGAAGTTACAGTTGTACCTGCGATTTCTTGTGCAGCAGGAAGGTCAGCATCAGTAGATACTAATTTAGTGAATCCATTGAACTGTCCGTTAGTTGCAGTATCTCCTGCCCAGATAGACTTCTCAGTACGCTCTGCTACTTTAGCAGCAACGTGACCTAAGATAAAGTCAGCAAAGCTAGGTGGTACATTGTGGTAAGCTGAGTATCCCATTTGGATAGCCTCCCAATCAGAAGCAAAGTCTTTCTTACAGATTTGTAAGTTTACTTGCTGCTCTTCTGGCTGAAGAATTTTCTCAGTTAATGTAATTGTAGAAGTTGCAGAAAAGTCGCAAGTAGCATCTTTAACGATATCGTCAACAGATACTTTCTTTAATACTTCCTTAAACTTTACGTTTGGTTTTACGGTAATACCTCCTTGAGCGAGTGTATTAGCCTCAAGTAAACTTGCTGCGACATATTGTCCTGCAAACTCACCTGCATAAGTAGTGGTAATTGAAGTTGTAGTTGCCATTTTTATTTATTATTTAAGCGATTAAATACTCTGTCTAAAGTGTTTTGTGGTCTCTGCATTCCGAAGTTGTAAACAGGTTTCTTTTCGGTTGCAGCTTCTGGAGTGTGGTTTATTGCTTCAGCAGCAGGTTCTTCAGACAATTTTTCTAACTGAGAGCTTAACTCTTCAGCTTTTGTCTTGTAGCCCATTTCCTCATCTAACATTTTTGCCATTTCAGCCATTTTAGCTTCCATTTCAGCCATCTTAGATGCGAATGCTTCTTCAGTAACATAACCCTCCATAAGTTGAGTTTCTTCTTCTGCTTCTACAGGCTCTTCAGATAATTCCTCAGATACCTCTTCTTCAGTAGCTTCTTCCTCAACAGCAGGAACTTCCTCTACTTCGCTAGATAATTCCTCAGCAGCAACATCGAGTTCTTCGATGCCTTGTGCTAATTCATCTTCTTTAGTTAATAGAGAGAGCTTCTGTAAAATTTCATTAAGAATTTCGGTTGATTTGCTCATTTTACTAAAAATTTATATAATTAACGATTAAAAAACTATGTGTTATATTTTCAACTTATTATGCTTTCTTTTGGATAACAAACCATTCTGTGCCGTCTGACCACACAGCAATACCTTCATACGCTTTATTAATATTATAATCACCAGAACTTCCATCTAAGTTTTGTCCAGACTTAGGTGTGAGCTCAATATGCTTAGAAGAACTAACCGTAGAGTCAGATATAAACCGCATCTTTCTGTTAGTGCTAGTGGTCGCATCTGGAAGTGTGTAAACAGCAGTTCCATTTCCTCCAGACCAACTTAGTTTAATCATCTGAGCATTAGCATAGGTTGATGAATCTAAATCTACAGCTTCTCCTGCTGTAGCGGTTTTAGATACAGTAATTAGTTTATTGAAGTCTTTTACTGCAATCTTCTTAGTTGTACTGCTTTGTACTAATGGAAATTCTTCTGATCCAGTTAAAGTATCTGCAGATGTTAGTTGACTTATTTTTTTGTCTGCCATTATAATAGTATTTTATGATTATTTTCTTGTACGAATATTTCTCCCTCTTCTGTATATAAAAAGAAATCACCTCTAGTTATACTTCCTATTCCCTGTGCCTGAAGACTTCCATCACAGCATTTTGACGAATATGTTCCGTCTGGGCATAAACACCCTCTTCTACCTCCCTTAGGGCTAGTTCTACTATGCGTGTATTTTCTTCTCTTTTTCATTTATTAGATTTAGGATGTTTCTTTGGTAGTAAATCGTAGTCGGTAGTGTACTTAGCGTTTTGAGGTCTACCCTTACGTACTAAATACATAAACGCATTAACCCTAGCCTGTCCCCATTGCTTAGCAGACTTTACTTTAGGCGAGTGGCTCGTATTGAACGCACCAAGTCCCCTTTGATAAACACTAGCCAACATACCGACAGTAACGCCATAGCCGAGCTTATCTTTGTATTGTTCGTTAAATTTATCTGCCTTATTCTGTAGTATCTTACGATCTTCAGCAGATACTTTAGCCCCTCTAGTAGTCTTTGCATCACCTTTTGCAGTTCCTTTGCCTTTTGGCGATTTGTTTGGTGTGTCAGACTTAGGTGCTTTCTTGCTAGGATTGACTTTTCCATCTTCATCTACTTCTGCTAAATCTAGTTTTTTTATTTTTGATTCTGCCCATCTTAAACCTGCTTTACCTCCCCACGCATCATACATTAGTTTTCCACAACCATCTCCATATGATTTAGATGATTTTAAATCTCCTGCGTGACGAGCTAGGAAGCTACGCATTCTCTTAATAGTGGATACTGTGATAGCAGATTTTGATGCCAACTGGTTAGCTCTTCGCTTCCCTACAGCAGTTCCGCAACTACCCCATCCGTTCTTCTCTGCCCATTCTAAAGCCCTCTTAGCGTTATTAGATACAGCATCTGGATAATCAGCATATGATTTTAGTTTAAGCTGTGTATTTCTTAATTGGTCGAATACTTCTTCTAATATTTCTTTAGCCTCTTCTTCAGTAACAAACTCCTCTGAAGACATATTTATTTTATCAGTAAAATATCCTTCTATAGAGAATCCTTTGACTTTGCCAGTCTTAACGTAGTTCTCCCAAACATCATCATTATTAACCTTCATAGATACCATCCAAGTCCCTACAGGTAAATCCATATCATATTTTCTAGTTTTGTCGTGAGTTTCATCCTCGATAATCCAAGACTCTACAACAGAAAGACCGTAAAGTTCAGCTTCGTGCTCTAATGTAGATTTATTCTGGTTACCTCGCATTAAGAACAACTCAGATGCTTTACGAACTGTTTCTTCTGAAAAGTATATGTAATACTCTTCATCTTCATTTTGGCGATAGATATTCTTATTAGGCACTAAAGCAGCACCCATTAAAATACGTTTCTCGGCATCTACTTCTGCTAACTCAACTTTGTGTTCTTTAGACAAAAGAATAAAGTTCTCTTCTATTGCAGGTCTATCTACAATAGATATAGCCTCTATGCCTGAATGTAAAGCCTCTTCGTCAATTACTAATTCTACTATTCTCATATTATATATTTTTATATATTA